AATTAGTCTTTTTAGTTTGCCTTGTGCGATTAGCTCCAATTTTTCTGCAATGATTTTATGATGTCGCCCAACGATGAAACCTTCATATACATGTTGAGCATATGCTAGAAAATTTTTTTGAGCTATTTCGCGGGTGTCCAGTTTGTTTTTCTGTTGCTCAAGCAGAAATACCTCATGTAACACCTCTTTGGGTAGAGCATCTAGGTTCATGACCAAACGATAATATATTCAAATGAATTTATCAACCCTGCATATGTATGTGCATGTGTGTGTATGTGTCCGTCATTCTACCCCTCCCCCCCTCTTTGCTTTTGTAACTTGTGTTCCTTTTGTCCTAAGTTACCCCAAAAGAATCTTGATTCGCAGAATCAACCTCCAAGTATTCGGTTGATTTGCTACAGTACAAGAATAAAATAAAAATTATTATTTTTATTGTTATTTTATCCTTGTACTGTATCAAGTTCTGCTAAAGCAGCAGAACTTTTCTGCGAATCAAGATTCTTTTTCCTCGTGCCATTTTGTGGGTCGCACAGAGCGATTTAACGCCCACACAGAGCCAAAAGCAATGGGTTTGGTGTGGGAGTACCTTGAAAAAAGTGCATTTTTTTTAAAAAAAATGCACTTTGGAGCTTTACTTATGGGATAAAATGGGATACAATTTTAGAGTAAGATTAACCATAACAAAGGAGGTGCTTATGTCTTACCAAATTCAAGATGCCATCACAGAATATGTTGATGAGCGAGTTGTAGAAAGTATCAAGGAAGAGGTCGAATCTTCCATTGATGAAAGCTACATTATCCAAGACATCAGAAGTGATGTCGAAACTCTTCAAGCAAGACTTGATGAGGAGATAGTTAATGAAGTTGTTAAGCAAGTAATTACAAAACTTGCCTCAACTTTAGACGGCTACGAGTTGGTTAGCAACTCGACCATAGATCGCCTCAACCAAAAGGTTGAGGAACTCAACAAGCAACTGTCCGAAAAGAAGGACGTTGCCTAATCAGAAGGTGGGTCGAAAGACCCACCTTTTTTTAACGGAGAAAAAAAATGGATATTATTACTGAAGTAAAATTAGCCTATAAAAGAGGAGAGTTACTCGCTCTTAAAAAGGCTATAGCAGAATTATATTTGTTAGAAAAAGAAGTGTTACAAGAAATAAATAAATTGGAGGGATTAAATGAAACTCAAGCACAGAGTAAATAGAAAAGGTAAGAGAGCCGTGCATAAGAAAGTTAAGCACGGCAGATGGTCAACCTCAATGGTTAAGACCTCAAAGTTTAACTTCAAATAACCATCTCCTTGGTTAACTAAAGCCAGACAACATTGTTGTCTGGCTTCTTTTTTATCCCCCCAATGATTTCCCCAGACAAAAGATTCTCCAGCAACCCGAGGCAGCAGCAGGCCTTCTGGTGCCGGGGTGCAAAAGTAGAACGGATCGCAAGGTTTTTTGTTTTTTTAGATATTTGCGATCCGTTCTACCCTGGCATTTTTTTCCAGGCCGAAGGGGTGCTGCCGAAGCAGCCGTGCCTCGGGAAGCAAAATTGCAGAAGATCGCAAACTTTATGTTTTTATTGTTACTTCCGATCTTCTGCAATTTGTGCCACTTTTCGATTTGCAGAACCAAGACAATCGTCCAAGTTGCCGTATATCAAGAACCCTTCGGTGTCGTGGGACAGAGGGGGGTTGCAAGGCATCTTCGCAGAAGATGCCTTGCACAAAGTGCCACCTTCAAACAAATATATGACCGAGCGAGAGGGTTCGATCTTAAAAGTGTTTCCTTTTGTTGGTGCTTTTAACTCAATAAACAAAGGCAATTTTTCATTAATAATTATTATATCGGGAAAGCCACTATTAAACTTATTTTCTATTTTTTGAATAAACGTACCTTTTGGAAGTTGTTTTTTTATGCTTAAAAAAAAGTTTTTTTCTGTCATTTTTTACTTGCCTTTTATGGGATAATTTGGGATAAATAAAAGATATTAAAACTTTAACATAATTAAAAACGAAAGGAAATATTATGGGAAATAGAGCAGTAATAAGTTTTAAATGTGAGGGTGTGCCAAAAGAATATTCGCCTTCAATTTATTTACATTGGAACGGAGGTCGAGATAGTATCGAAGGTTTTTTAAAGGCTCATGAAAAAGCAGACTTTAGAAACGGAGATTACGGGATTGCTAGACTAATTCAATTAATTACTAATTGGTTTGGAGGTGGTCTTTGTGTTGGTGTTAGTGTTTATTCAAAACTAGACACTGATAATTTTGATAATGGGGTTTATTGGGTTTGCTCAAAAACTTTTAAGATTGTTGAAAGAGAATTTAAAAGACATGAAGAACAACAAGTTTATAATGTTATTGAATTTTCAAAAGATGTTTTGGAAAAATCAAACATTAAAATTGAAGAGGTCGCTTAAATGGAAAGAATAGACTTTTGGGGTTTTGAAATAATCTACAAGATCCATGAAGAGATTGAAGAGGCAGAGGAATTTGCCTCTTCACAATATCAAAATTTAAACCAAGAAGGAGAGAAAGTTGAAAGCATTATTTATTAATTCAGAAGATCAGACTATCAGAACTATTAGTTATGATGGAGATTATAGAAGCATCTATAGAATATTGGGTTGCAGAACTTTTGAGTGTGTCGATCTACCATTTAAAAATGGAGATACTGTTTACGTTGATGAAGAGGGTTTATACCAAGACGATTGCTATTCTTTCACTATCAAGGGAGAAGATGGCAGACTTAATCATATAATGGGAGATGGTTTAGTCTTGGGGACAGATGCAGAGGGCGAAAGCATAGAGCATCAAACCTCTTTGGAAGATGTGAAGAGCAGAATTACTTTCAAAGGTAGGATTGCAATATTAAAAGAGGGTGGGGGTTTTTCTTTGATGGCTTATGATGAATATCAAAAGATGTTAGAGGAGCAGAAAGTTAATGAATTATACGAACAGAAAAAGGAGCAGTAAATTATGACTTGTGTAATTTGTAAAGGAGAAATAGAGCCTCATAAAAATGCAGAGGGAGTTGTGTATTGGACAGAGGGACACAATGCCGAACCAATCGCAGAGGGCAGATGTTGTGACAGATGCAATGAGGATATTGTCATTCCACACAGAATGGCAGATATAATGACCACATTAAAAAACTAGCAGTAGTCAAAGTAGTACACGGATCATTCGTGTACTATCTTGAAAATTGCAACAACAAACGAAAGGAAAAGATATGCAGATTTCAGAACTAAAGGAAAAGATTAAAAATTTACCCAACGATCAAGAGGTAATTTTTTATAATTTAGAGAACTATAATTTAACCGAATACGATCTTGAAAGCATAATAGATGTAGATGGTAGATTAGAAATAACAACAAAGGAAGGGCAATAAAAAATGCAGATCAATAAACTAGAGGTAAAAAATATCTCACACTATGCAAGGGGTTCAGAAGAAACTCCTTGTTATAATGCCACAGTATATATCAATGGCAAGAAAGCAGTTGAAGTATCTAATGACGGACAAGGTGGAAGTGATAGGCAACACACTTATCCCGAATGTGATTTTAATCTTAGGTTAATTAATGAATGGTGTGTTGAAAAGTTTGGTCAAGAAACTTGGGAGTATGGGGGAAAGACCTATTCCACAGACTTAGACTTGGAGCATTACTGCCACCAAGAGTTATATAATTGGCTTGATGCTAAAGACTTAAAGAAAGAACTAAAAAAGCAATATCTTTGTGTTGAGAAAGAAAAAGGTAAAGAGTTTTTAGTTGGTTTTAAAAGACACCTACCCACAGAAAAAAGACATGATGATGAATTTGTCAAACACCTTGAGAGAAAATATCCTCACATGGTTGGCAAGTGTCTTAATTTTCTACCATTCGATCAAGCACTAAAACTATTTAAGGAGTACACATAATGGAAGAAATCAGACCAAGCTCTTTGGAATTAGCAAAGGCTTTAGAAAATTTTATTTACAATGAACTTGATGTAATTACGGAGAGTGATTGGTTTCAAGAAAAAATAGCAACAAAAGTAA